AACAATGTCATAAATCATATGCCATCCATGACAATAGGCCATAATAATATCATCGTGCTCACCAGACATTGCTTCTGGCTTTCCATCTTTGTTTGTAACGAAGACACCGATCTCCTGAGCAAATGCCTTGTCAACAACATGCTCTGGAAACCTACGAATATGATGCCTCATCTCAATAAGCATTGACTTTCTGTTAGACGGCATAGTCTTATTCCATCCACGATCTTCGTATGGCCCGTTGCCCCGCCTCAGATAAATCTTATTGTATCCAGACTGTTTAAACATCACCCAGCAAGCTTCGCCTACAGAATTCCTCTCAATGTTAACTGCCGCAATATTGTAAAGCTTCGCAAGCATGATAGCTACGAGCGCCATCTCTTCCGGCTTCGTTCGAGCACGATAAATGGCGACCAGCTCACCATACTTATCAAGTACAGTAAGAACGCTAAAATCAGTGTCAACTTTGCCGCTCGATGATTCGACTTGTTTCCCCTCAGCAAGATCTCCTCCAATGTAATAAGTCTCTCCCTTGAGAGGGCGAGTATAGATCCTCAATGGTCCTGTACGATCTGCAACGATCATTGGGGCGTAAGTATTCCACGGAAAGATTTTTAATGGATCATTGTTACCTTTCTCGTCAACAACTCTTCCAATTACGATAGGTTCTTTTGCGAGCTTATCGGCTTCGATGGAACAGTGTGTCCCGAAGAACAGGCTACCAAAGGCGGCCCAAGCGTGCTCTGGTGTAGTTGGGTACTCCTGATCGAAATCAGTAATGACACCACCGAACTTATTTTTAATCTGAAGTCGGCGCCAATAAATTTGTTCCAGGCTTAGCTCAAACTTCTCCATGTATGCTTCTTCGGTAAGAAGAATATCACCATAGTCGTCTGTCTCACAGACCTCAATATCGTCATTTAAAAAGATAAACTTTTCGTCGTCATAGCAGTCCTGGGTGGGCTCTTCGGAGTACTCGGGAGACAGATACCAGGGAAGGAAGAGTGGACGCGTTTTCGTTCTACCAATCTCCTGGTTATTCATAATACGATTCCACTGGCGATAGAAGTAACCCATACCCTCGGCAGTAGATTCGTTTACGATGAAAGTTCCGCCTGAGTCCGGGATACCCGGGACCAGGCTCTTCATAACCTTCTGGGCTTTCCCTTTAGGCCACTTCGGCATCTCAGACAAATGGATGGCCCTAATGTGCTCAGAAGTTCCTGGGTTAGGACTCTGCGCGGACTCAAAAAGGATCTTGCTTCTATTACTCCACACAAGACGCTTGCCACCATGAGCAACGAGAACAGGCGCTTCTGGGAACCTCTCTGATACCTTCTCTGCCCACCTCTTGAGCATATCCCGCTTCTCATACATATGCGGGTCTTTATCAATGATGAACATTAAAACAAAGTCATCAGTCTGGCAGATCAACCAGTACCAGAATGCAAGCAGAATAGTAGTAATCCCAAGCTGACGAGCCTTCAAGATAATGTCTCGCACTGGCTTCCCGTCCAGCCAGTCATCAATAAGGACTGCAATAATCCTTACCTGATGCTCGTTAGGACTGAACGCACCATAACCACCAAGCGGGAAGTCTGGGTTAAGGCCAGCGCGATAGGTAATCTCGAGCGCGTGCTGGCAGAAGTAAACGAAGTCTTCCTTGCACTTGGTCCACGCATCACCTTCTGGAGCACCGAAACTCCTTGGCTTGCGTGCTGTAATCTTTTGGTTGCCAGACTTTGTTTCTACCTTCTGAACCTTTGGGGCCTTGCTGCTCCCTTCAAGGATAGAAGCAATTTCGTGGGGCGTCCTTCCAGTAGTCGCAACCAGCAGGTCAATAGCCCTCTGCTGAATCTGATCATGCCTAAGCATCTTGTCACCAGATGCATCAAGAAACTCCACAATAGTATCAATAGCACCCTGGGACTCCTCAAGCTCCTCAAGAAGAGTAATCGTCTCGCCACCCTCAGCAATTCGCAGCTCCGTAACCATCTTCTTGGCATAGGCTCTGATAAGAGAGTCGTCGCTAATCTTCATGCTTGCCAAATACGCTGAAGGGATCACCAGCACCATTGGTCGGCGCTATAATGTCTTCCTCGAGTTCAAATACTGCGTCAAAGACAGGGTCCTCACCCTGATTGGCGATGATCCGGGTATCCACTCCCAGGCGCCTATGAACTACTTCCACTTGTTTGGCCCCAGCAGCACTGCGAATGCTGCGAGGAGAAATGCCAAGATCACCACCTCTGAGAGCGTCATAGATCATTGCACCATTTACAATGTCCTTTGGTGTAGTAGTGATCTCCCTCGAGACCTCTGCCATATCGCCGGACGGTCCAAGGGCGAGCCTCTTCTTTACTGTCTCGCCACGAATCACCTGTGCCATCCCGTCAGCAATAGTGCGCGGCCCGACATCAAACTCTTCTTCGAGACAGTTAAGAAGCTCTTCCTTGAAGTTAGACACTCGGCACCCCTTCCTCTGCCTCAATGTTAATCATTTCCTTTGCGATGAGAACCTGACGCGCTACACGAGCAAGCGCCCCAAAGAACTCGCGCTGTGCTTGTGTTCTCACAACGTCCCTACCATTTACCTTGATAGCAATGTTCCCAATCGTATCTGAAAACGCAGCGCCAAGAGCGTATGCCTCACGTCCTGAGAACGATGCCTTCTGTGAGTCTAAGATCGCATCAAGCAGATCCTCACCCAGGTTGGTGTTCTCGAGAAGAAACAATACCGCGTGTCCGAGGAAGTCTCTGTCCGCGACCTTGTCTGCAACGAGTTCAAGAATGTCTCTAATGTCAAATTGAGCCATGATGGTTCCTATTTGTATCCATGATTGATAGCATCTGCAATGAAGGCACCAAACGCAGTCGGTCCCCTCAGAAGGGCCTTTTGATGAGTCCAGGCGTGTACCCTGTCAACCTGAACCTGATTGTCAGCAAAGAACGGCTCCAGCACCATAGTCTTCATAGGGTAACCCTGCTGGACGTTATATGCGTTAGCTGCGTAGTCTGGACTCGCAATCTTCACCTGCGATGGCCAGCTCATGTCCTTGAGCCATGAAACCATCTTCCGTGCTGAAGCTTTGTTACTTTCTGAAGTCCTGTAGTCCAAGTAGAACCGCCCGTCGAGTCCGCCACCCTTGTTCACGTGACAGATCAGAACAAGCTCGCATCCCAGGTCCTTGTAGAATCCCCCGCGCTGACTGTAATACTGAGCACTGCTCATGAATGTCTTATGGCCATGCTGCATTAGTCTCAAACACAGACCAGCGCCGTACTGAGCAATCCACCAGTACTCACTCTCCGGGCCATTCCGAGACCCATCTGGAGCGATAAACCCAGTATGTGAAGGCTTGTTAGGAATCCCATGGTGCTGCAAGTCAATACCGATCTTCATAAGATTACCCTCTCATAAGAAAGAAGAAGCCCGAGCGGACAGTTGGCGTACTGCCGGCTCGGGCTCCCGTCGATTGCGAGTATCTTCTTAGCGTATATTATCGTGCCAAGCTCCAGGCACGTCCTCCACTGGGCCCAGTCTCATCTGCCAAGACAAAAGTGGTTCCAAGCATCATGGGATTTGTTAGAAGAGACTTCCAAAAGGATCATTACTGACCTTTTCTTCGGCTTCTTCTCCCTGGCCAGGGGGTTCCGCTGTAGTGCTGATCTCAGTCGCGGGGATCTGAGGCACCCTTCCATTCGCTAAGGAAGATTCACGTTCAAGCATAGACAGCAAGCTATCATGTTTGACCGTAAGTTTGTGTAACTCATTAGAGGTTTCGTTGTGAGTCTTCAGCAGCTCGTCGTACTGTTCTGAGAGTCGTACATAAGCTTCCTTCTCACGCTCAAGATCTACAATACTGCCAAGTCCGCCTTCATTAAAGCCAAACAACTTCGCATATACGGGCCTAAGCTCCTCGAGAGTTTCAATGAACATCTCATCCGTGAGGTCACTAAAAGTGAACTCCATGTCTGGGTCGTTTGACAGCGCCTCGATAGCTGCATGGTACTGAAGGAACGCTGTTGCGACACCCTGCTGCGTAGTGCTATCGCGCCACCTGTTAGCGTCATACAAGAGCTTCGCACCGATTTGAAATCGATTGCGTGGGTCCTTGCCCTTCCTCTTGTTGACAGGCAGTGCGAGAAGTTGAAGCAGTGGTGCAATAAATAAGCGCGACGCGCGAACAGTTTTTACGATTGTTATTGCTGCTGGAATTACTTGGGCCATTAGGTGCTCTTTATATCTTCCTTTAGAGTTCTTCTAAAGCATGTGCAACAGACAACGGCAGCCATCTGTATTTTAAAGAATCTTTCTCATCTTGATCAAACCTATTTACTCTTTTTCTAATGCTCGCTCCGTTCGGATCAAATACACGGATATGCAGTCTGTTGTTTTGAAGTATCCCTGTCACAAAGCCGGCAAGGTAGTTATCAAATTGGTCAGACTGGTAAAACGCTACTTGGCTTCCAATTTTTATTTTTGAAAAGTTAAATGGGACGCCGTCAATCCATATCGAATCTAATGGTGATTTTTCTGTCATTATACATTCTTTATGAAAAACAAAGCGCAGATCGGGTCATAGAGGAGGGCCTCACCCGTGCGTATAGTATAACATCGTGTATGGAGGATGTCCTAACTTTTTTGTTTCCTTAGTAATTACAATAGGTTACGCGAGATCCTCGGTGGGGCTTTGTTGGCCCGTATTGAAGTTTGACTTTCGTGGCAGTGCTGAAATTTTTTGTTTATGAAATGTGATTTTGGAATTTTATTTCATAAAATTGGAATTTGAAAATTAAAAAGGTAGGCGAGAGTGCAGCACAATAAATATAAAGATATGGGACGTGGGGCGGTCGCAGGCGATTTGGCCCATGTGAGATCTGTGGGCACCATTGTCAACAGCTAACCTCACGTGCTACGTGAGGTCTGGGATCAGCCCAGATCCCCCTTGCAAGTCTCGTGCCAAGTTGGAGCCAGCTTAGTGATCTGGGATCACCCCTTGCAAGGACCATGCCAAGATCACACAATACCGTATACTCTGACACACAACCGACACACAACCGTCACATAACTGTCACACACATGCCCAAGATCGGAGGTATCTTGTTTGTGTTGGCGGGGCAGTGAGGCAACGCCGGCAAATACCAACAGCAATAGGACCATGTAATGGAAAAGCTCATTATGACAATCGAAGATCGCCGTGACCGAGTAGCAGCCCTTGTGGGGCTCGGCATCCCAGCCGAGGAGACCTGCGTAAAAGCCCTCAGGGCGGACGAGGATCCGATTGACGATCTGATCTTGATCTTTGGCAAGGATGTTTATCAGGCTGCCCAGGATCAGATCGTTGAGGCCGACTCGGCCGAGCGCGAGTTGCTGGCCGAGGTTGCCGCCAAAGCAACCGCCGACGAGCGCAAGCGTAAGAGCAAGAAGTTGCCTGCCGATCCCTGCCGGCCCATGATCGAGAGGATCTCGCAGGGTATGCTCGACCATGCTGCGGCGCTGTACCTTAGTGACCCCGACTACGGTAAGTTCGGTATGCCAGAGACCCACAGTGAGTTTCTGGACTGGCGGGTACACCCGCCAGGATCCGCACATGCTGGCAAGGTGATGGGCACATGCGGCTCAAGTGCCCACGACGAGCGCGGCATTAAGCGCAACGTGAGCATCCGAGACGATCAGAACACTGACAGCCGCGCCTCGTAGGTAGCGCTACGGTTGGCCAGGGGCACCTTACATGCCCCTGGCCAACAGTAGCGGATAACCAACACCCCGCTAACTGGAGCATGAAAATGGACAACTACACACATGTGATCGCGCTGATAACCCTCGATGGAAAAGTGATATACGATATTTGCATTGAGAAAGGCGAGGCTACCACGGTTAAGGCAGAAGCACGGCGGATGCCCAGGCTTGTCGCTAACATCCGTGCGCAACTCCTTGAGGGTTACGTGAGCAGGGTCGGCTTCCGCGTCGAGGTATGCTTGGCATAGAGCAACCCTCGCCCCTATACAGCGCCCAGGCCTCTTGCCTGGGCGTTGTTGCTCGTCGTCAATGCGCTGTCCTGTAGCGCTGGTCCTGTAGCGCTGGTCCTGTAGCCATTGCATGGCCCTGACAGGCCCTGTAAGCCCCGTTCGCCCGACTACCCAGGCCCCAGTCCGGTTACGCTACGATCCTGCCTTACAATGGCAGTCAGGGCCCTTTACTGGGCTCTGGCATGGTCAGCCTGCCCCCCAGTTGTCTAAACTAAACAACAAGTACAGTAAGCAATAAGTATATATATATAAAAATATATATATACTTATTGCTTACTGTACTTGTTGTTTAGTTTAGACAACTGGGCAGGCTACCTAACGATATCATGGCACGATATCATGGCACTAACGATATCAGCACGATGTCATGGCACGATGTCATGGCACGATGTCTCAACACACGCACGCGGATATCATGGCCCCACGGACACCCTATGGGTGCACGATATCATGCTTGACATCTATGGGTGAACGATATCAACACGATATCATGCTTGACATCTATGGGTGAACGATATCGTACTGATATCGTATGGGTGAACGCTCGCCGTGCGATATCAACACGATATCGTATGGGTGAACGAGGCGCCAGCGATATCACGTTTGATATCTATGGGTGAACAACGCGCTCGCGATATCAGCATGATATCCTATGGGTGAACGATATCCTGGGACTTTTTGGATATCATGGGTTACATGATATCCCGTGTTTTTTTTGATATCCTGCAACACGATATCACGGGGATATCATTGACACGTCAAGTGTATACACATCAGGGGGACGATATCCATATACACAGGATAGTCCTATGGGTTGACGGGGGTGTAGGGTGAAACATTACAACCGATGTCAAAGAACCTAATCATTACGGGTACTTAGCGCCACCCTACAAGTCACACAACCAGAAAGGTCGAGTCCCCCTCACAAACGAGATAACTGGGTACGGGGCCCCCTAACTACCTGATATCACTACACTTTTCCGGTTAGGACGCGACTATTATAGGTATCGGTACACTATGGCGTAAGTACCTGATATCACTATGGTCTTCCTGTTAAGACGCCTCACCCCTGTATCGTAGCGACAACGAACCTTGACACGTCAAATCGATGTTACACTGTAAATCTGTAGTGTAATAGGATGTCAACTAACGAAAAAAGAGGCCTTATAACTACTTGTAAGTATATGATATCACTAAGGAAAATCAGTTAAGTAGTTTCATGAAAACATAGTCGGTAGTTTCCAGGATGTGACTAACCCTTGACGTGGCAAGAGATATCGATGTGCGACTTCCGTAGTGATTGCAGGTACTTAGCCACTTAACCAGGATCTCCCCTTGCCACGTCAACCCTTTACATCGTACATGATAGTCCTGGTGCGCCACGATAAACAAATAATGATGTCATAAACCGGCCTTGACTTGTCAATAGGTAAACTTTACCACATTGGGCAAACTTTACCTATTGACTTGTCAAGACCGAGCCGCTAAGTACCTGGAATGACTACGTTTTTTTTGTGGCACGGATCTTGCAGGTATAGGGGGTATGGGCGATCTCGTAACCAAGGAATTCGATATCCAAGTTAGGGATTTCGGCGCCCATGTTCAGACAGTGAAACAACAACCAATAGGAAGCATAATGGCGAGTACACTGAAACGATACGCAAAAGACCCTCATTACGTGGGACACCTTACGATCACGATATCAGACCAGGGCCCACATTCTGGGTACGACAACGACGTGGCAAGAGGTCACAGGCTACACGATATCTTTGTAAGCGATGAGCACGACGAATTGATCACCTGTATCTATCCCAGGTACACCTACATCAACCCCGTTGTCAAAGCACTCGCCTTCACTTACTGCGATCTCGGGTACGCAGTGTCTATCGTAGACTGCCGACCTCAAGGTCGCCTGACAAACCCTCACCAGGAAGGCGAGTAACATGGGAAACAAACTACCGGAAACCCTTGCATTTGATCTTCTTTGGAAAGTGTGCGCCCCTAAATATATCTTCAGAGATCGCCCGGATAACTGCGAGGCATGTCAAGCCGAGCTTCCTGAGAGGGAGTATCCTAACAACACTCACGGCGTATATGCATGTTCAGACTGCTCTGAGATCTTGCAGAAAGCGTTTATCAAACAGCACCGTCAGCAGCGGAGCTTCAAGAAATGGGAAACAAAGTAATGGCAAGAAACCAACTAACGGAAGTCGCAGAGACCCTCAAGAAGAGAGAGGCCTCGCCCTCTTTCTTCTCTGACTCATACTGGCGTGCCAGGATGTGTTGCAAGTCTTGGAAGATCGACCGCAGGAAGAAGGATCCTTACGATTTCCTCAAGCATGTTGTCTCCAATATTGATATGACACAGGGAATTTATGACGACCTCGCGTATGGAGGACACGGCCCAGATTTCAGGAACTATGAGGTTCTCTGTTTGCGTGATAAATACCAGGAGGCACTGTATCTCTATGTCGATTGGGAGACCAAGACATGGTATGCCGGGCCTATCAGCCCAGTGATGCTTCTTGACGAGTAACAGCGCAAGTTCGATACAGGAACTATGGCAGCCTGTATCGAGCCCGCCTTGTTGCGGAAAGGAAGGAAAAATGCAAGAAACAAAGCCCACTGTTCAACACATTGATCGCGCGTCGCGGGAACTCACAAAGGAGGAATTCTGTGCGATACTTCTTGAGTGTTATCAAATGGCGTATGAAACCCCCACTACCTCTTCGGAGCAACACCACCTCTGTCTCAGGATCTCTGAGAGCATGAATGCACAGCCGAAGCCAGGAGCCGATGGCTGGACGGTCTGCGAAGAAGACGCCCCCGACTGCACAGTAGTTTCCTACACCCCATCACGGGAAACAGATGGTTATGATCACCCTCTGTATCTGTACCAAGATCACGCCACTTGCCAGTTCAAAGTCACTGAGTTCAGTCCATCGAGCTACCTCGAGTAACTTCGCGACGCAACGTCTCGGGGCCATGGATCTCGAGACGTTGAGCCGCAGTGTTGCGGAAAACCAAGGACGATAAGACAATGGGAAACCTTAGAGCACACATCGGCGCAAGCCACATCGGGCCCACCGGGAAATCGGTGCGCGTTATCCAACTCACGAACAATGGTGTTGTTGTTCTCACGACAACAGTTTCTCACATGGCCGATAGGGCTATGTACGAACTCGCAAAGCTCTATGCTTTCGTGTACAACAC